GGAATCCCTCCGTCTCACGATGCCGCGAGACGGTCGAATAGTCCGCAATGTCGCCAAGCAGCACCAACTTGTCCGGCCGCTCCTCTGCCAAGAACGCGCAGAACAAACGGTGGAGAGTCGGGTCGTGATGGGGGCAGTGGTGATCGCCGCAAATCACAATCGACTGATCTGCCTTCTTCGACTTCTTAGGCTTCGGCAGACCTTTCCAATCGTCGGGATCAACCGGCGGGATCAGCAGATCGAGCGGCACAGCATCAACGCGCAACTGCGGCTGCGGCGGAGATCCCCACTCGTTCACACGAACCCGAACGATCTTCCACTCCTCAGCGTTCAGCCCGAAACGGCGCATTAGATCTTCCGGCGAAGTCGAAGCGCCCAGCTCGCCGGTCACGGTCGCCGTTCCGTCCTCGTGCTTCGAGACACCTGGCGCTCGATCACTTGGATTGTGACCAGCCTGGACAGCCTGCCAGCGTGACTGAACTGAGGTGCGCGGAGCGTTCGCTTTGCGAGCGGCCTCCGCGACTGTTTTAGCAACTCCGTTCTGAAGGAACTCGATTGCCTTGTCAACATTCGGATTTTGGATTGCTGCCATCTTGACTCCTTTCAGAAATCCCGACTTACACACGGCACCACAGCACTAGGCTGCGCGACCGTCCTCGCCAACGACCAACATCCTCGGTCGGGTGCCCTCACGATACACCCGACTTTGCCTTCTGGAGCTTATCAACTCTCCGTCGGATGGTTGTTTTGGGAACACCCGTCTTTTCGGAAATGGTCTGATACGAAAGACGCGGGTTATCGAGACGCATCTTAGCAGCCGCCTCCACGGCAGGATCGAGCCGCTTGCGCACGCTCTTCCCGTTCTTGGCTTTCTCGGCGCGTATCCAGTAGCGCACAGCCGCAGGCGTCACGCCATACTTCTCGGCCGCCGCCGTCGTGCCGTGTGTTTCCGAATACGCGACCGCTGCCGCGCGATCTTTCGGCGTCCTCGTCTTTTGATTTTTGCGATACGACTTGCTCTTGGGATCGCCAAAGATGTAATCCGGCGCGCTCGACAGCGGAACTCCGATACAGCAGAGAAAGCCGTCCAGCGTCCGCGCTACATCGACGCGCACCTTCGAGTCGCGCAGCCACTCCTGCCAGCGCCGCTGCCACCGCTCGTCGTATCGAACAGCCGTCCTGATCTCTGTGAGTCCGCCAGGGCACTCGTCTAGCAGCCACTTGACGATCTCGCCCGACTTCGCATACTTCTCTGTTGCCCACTTCTCTTCCACAGTTACCTCCTTGTTAGATTTGTTACAAACAGGTCGAAAATACCGGCCGATCAGTTACACAGGGGGGTTCTATAACCCCCCAGTGTGTAACTGGGCGCAAAATGGCTCATAGAGCCAAATCGTTACTGGGGCTTTTCACCCAGTTTTCGCGCCAAAACCGGCTGTCGGACGCATCTCTCCGACGGGAGGTAAAGCGTTTTGTCACTACGCATCTGCGATGTCGAACACCGCATCGAGGGTCGCTTCATCGCGCTCTTCGTCGGTCAGCTCGTCCCACTCGCGGCCGTCGTAGTCCTCTGGATTGTGATTCTCCTCGGCCCTCTCGGACGAATCGAAATACCAATCTGGCCCCATTGTCAGTCCTCCTTTCGTAGTTCGGTTAGCAGCTTCACTAGCACCTTACCAGCGCCGTCAAGTCGCGCAAGTCGCCCGATCATCGCGCTGCTGTCGTAACGCTCGGCCAACTCGTTCGGTGTCAAGTTAGGCTCGCGCTCCAAAATCGCGGTGCGTTCAGCGTTCGATAGCTGCGTGTCGGCTAGCTCCAAGTAGTCCGCCAGCTCGACCGCAACTTCGTAAAGCTGCGTCAGCACGACTGCTTTTACTTCGGCCGGATCTCCGTCGATCTCGGCTGGATTGTCAATGTTTATGCGGTTAGTAGTCAAGGGGCAATACCTCCTGTATCTTGTTTGTAAGTGTGGTCACGAATACGAGATATACTTGTTTTCCTGGGGGGATTGGGCTTTGCGATCAACGAGATCGTTCTGTCGCCTCCCCCCTCGATGCCTGCGCTCGTGTTGGCCGCAGGTATGATGGGCCTGCCTGGAGCTTTCCACGCCGAACAGCAGTGGCGCTCGCGTCAAGGAGAGGATGACAAACGATGACGGTTCGATGCTTGCCCGTTGCGTGGATTAGCTTTATCGGTGTCATCGAGTTAGCCCTCCTCATTCACTAGATCCCGCACGCCCAGCTCGTCGTCGGGCCGACGCCCGCAAAGGCTCGCTGCGTCACGCGGATAGCTGCGTATCCGTGAAACGGGGTAGCGTTTCTCGGCAGCCGTCCAGCGCGAGTAATCTTCTGACGCTGCTTGACTTTACCGATGCGCTTGTGCGTCCAGCGTCCGTCAGACCACAGCGTATGCCGCTGGACAGGCTTGACCTTCGTGCGCGTCTCGACAAAACGAACGCCGCGCGGTGTCCCAGGCCACATCGAGTGCCAGATCGGGCCGAACTGTGCCAAGCCCTGATACTGCCCGTTCGTCGCCGCCCAGTTCAGCGTCGATTCGCAAGTCAGCAGCCCGACAATGCTCGGCCCGCCCCAACGCTTCTGTTCTGAGGCCGCAATCGCGATCACTTGCGAAGGCGTCGGCTCCGACCACGGGCGCCAACCCTTGATCGTATCAGACACCCGCTTCGGCGGTCGCGTGATCTTCGACCCGACGCGCACAGGGAACGGACAGCCGAGGTGTTCTTCGTCGCCAGCGACCAGCACGCAGCGGTCGTCGGCGTCCTCGATGCCGTCCGAGTCCTGATCGGCCAACGCCAGCGAAGGGAACGCAAGCGCCGTTACCACGAGTCCGGCTGCTAGTGTTGCCAGCAGTGCCTTCATCGAACGCTCTCCACCAACGGACGAAAGACCATATCCGAATAGTCGCCTTGCCAATAGCCGTCCTCGACCAACGCCTCCCAGCCCATCCCAGGAAACATATCGTCGGCGTAGGCTTCCAGCGAGTCATAAACGCCGTCGGCGCTAAACTCAAACATCCCGACAACACCTGCGTCCAGAGGGATGTCCTGTCGAATAGCCCACTCCACGAAGTCCTCCGGCGCTCCTTGCGGCACCGTGTAGTGCGGCTCGAAGGCGTTGTAGATTTCCTCGACTGCTTCTGCTTTCGTGTATGCCATTAGCTTTGCCTCCTCTCGATCTCCACATACTCCACATCGGGAGCATCGTAGGTGCGAATGATCCGATCCAAGCGGAACGAGCGCGGCTCCTCGCGGCCGTGATCGTAGGCGCTCAGGATTAGAGAGGAGTCCTTTGCCTCCCACACCTCCGAAGGGGAAATCAGCCTATGCTGTGGCTCCTCGTCGGGCTTTTCATAGACCAACATTATAGGCACTCGCGCTGACGCTGCGTAGTCCAGCGTCGCAGTTATGCCTGCGCTCTCGTTCGTTTCTAGTATGCGTGTGTCCATCCCAGATCACCTCTCTTTCTTGGTCGAAGAAGGTGTCCCATCTCCAGCCAATGTCGTTCTGCCGCGATTGCGTCGTCCTCGAACACATCGCGGTCTGTCTTGTATTGCTTGCGTAGCTCCACCGGCCCGAAGTCCAGCAACTGCTTTATGTGCTGGAACTCGTGCGCTAGTGTGCGTAGCGTCTGTCCTGCTGTGCGATACAGCCTACTACCCTCGTCAAACGGGTCGTCGGGGTTCGGCTCTGAGCTGACCAGCAGCACCTTTACTTGTGCCAGCGTCTGCGTGTCGCAGTCGAACTTGTAGCGCATCCAGCCATTACAGTTTCGGGCAACCGAGAACATCTGCGTTGTCGGGTTCCACTTCTGCTGCCGCCGCTCGACGATTAGCGGTAGCTCCGCGCCGAACAGCCACGCCGCATACTCCTGGATGGCGGGCTTGTTCAGCACGAAATCTACGCGCCGACAGTCACACTCGTCATCGCAGGCGTGATCGCAGCAGCCTGTGTGTTCTTCCAAATAGATTGAGTTTCCGGCCTCGTCTGCGTGGATTGTGTGTGCGCTAGGCTCGCCAGCAGTCATCTGTCTCGATCTCCTTGTCGCACTCCTCGCACCACGGCACTTCCAGCCACTCGCACGCCCCCACCGACAAGTCCTCCTCGACAGGGATTGTTGCGATGTATCCGCACTCGCACCTAACGCTGACATCGTAGCGATCTACGCCTTGCGGGGTTCCCCACGGTTGGTATGGATTAGACATCTACCTTCTCCTTGTCGTAGTAGCCGGTGTAGATAACGGCCTGTCCCTCGTCGGTGTAGCCAACCGTCATATTGTCGTGCCAGATGGCCTCGGTGACAAACGACTCGCTCGCCCTCTGACCCTTGTTGCGTCGGTCGATCTCGGCCTGAACTGCCTGAACGCCCTCGGCATATGCGGTTGCCGCGTTTGCGTAGCGTTCGGCTTGCTCGGCGTAAGTTCGAATGTTCTCGGACAGCCACTTGTCAGACACCTCCGCCAACTCTTTTCGGTCAGTCATTATGAACATCAGGCACCACCTCCGTCAAAGATTTCTAGGATTTCGTCATCTACAAGCATAGCGCCGCAGTCAAGGCAGGTGTAGCAGTCCTTCTCGTATGCGCCGCCTATTGGCACCGTGGCTACGCCCACCTTTCCGGCGTCGTCTCGATACAGCTCGTAGTAGTATTCGTCGTAGCCGCGTTCGTAGATGTCGCCTTCCTTACAGCGCGGGCACTTTATCGGCTCAGGCATCAGCCTCCCCTCCAATAATGCTCGCCGCGCCGATGGAACCCTTCCACATCTTGCGGCTCGTCGCCGCCGACAAGGAACGGGCGCAGGTGTTCGGGGCACTCTCCCTGGTCGCGCTCCAAGCTGCGCGCCAGATCAACCATTGCTTCCCACTCGCCATAGTATGCGGGGTGATCGAAGTCGAAGGTCGGCATTAGGACTGCTGCCTTTCCTTGACCTTCTCGATCTCGCTCAGCGCTGCCTCGAGATACGAGTAAGCGGAAGTAATATCATTCTCCGCGACCTTGACTCGAGTCGTATCCCACTCGTCCTCGGAAAGCGTAGTATGCGCAAACGACGCTTCCTTTTCTGCGGCTCGGCACGCTGTCATCGCTACCCTCAGCGCACTCAACAGATCACTTGTTTCCATTCGCACCACCTCCTTGTTCGTTGTTGACTTACAGGCTACCATCGTTGTCAAGTCCATCGCACCAGCAGACCAGCACGCCCCATTCGGCAGGGTCGGGACACTCGTAAGCGTTCTCGCTCCCGCAGTCCGGGCAGGCTCGCACCGCGTCCTCGAATACTTCCAGCATCGTGCCGTCCTTCGCCTTGTGCCATCCCACTGTCGCGGGGCGGCGGGGTTCCAGCGGCTCGTCTGTCACAGTGTTTCTCCACTCAGTCATCGCTGTCTCCGGTGTGAATGGTCAGGTGTCCGATCACAATATCGCCGTCCTCGTAGCGCACCGTGAAGGGCCGGGGAAACTCGACCAATCGCATACCATACGGTTCGGAGATCTCTGCCTCCTCTGGCCGGACTACCCCAATCATTCCAGCGTCGACCGGGTAGGTGTTGCCAGCATCGTCGGGATATACGCCGTCGCCCCCGTATGTGCCGGACGCGACGAACGCCATTCTTTCGTCGCCGTCAACCTCTGCCTCGAGCAGATCTCTCTTACGAAAGTCTGCCGACTCGAGTAGCTCTAGCCAGCTCGAGTCGAAGGCATAGCAAGGGTCGCCTACCCAATACTTTCCAGCTTCCAACATTCTTGACTCTGTTTGTCCTCTATACATCGTCACCACCTCCTGTCTCGTCGCCTACATATACCGCTGCGAGTCCGAGCACAATCGCAATCAAAGCTGTCTGCCACGCGCCCGCTGCGGCAAAGATTACTGCCCCGATAAATACCGCGATAGGATAGCTCAAGCCTTATCCATCGAGGCTAGCTCCTCGTGAGCGGCCTGTGCCTCGAGGCTTGCCCTCTCGACGCAGTAGCTTTCAGACCCCTTTGTGCCGTCCTCGACCTCGTACCTCGAGGGGACATAGTTGCCCCAATAGTCGCGATAGCCTTCCTCGCCGAGCATACACTCGCCGAGCTCGATCATCTCCATCGCGTGCCTGCCGACGGAACCCTCGAGCTTCCACGCTGTCCCGCTGTTTATCAGCTCCTGCGTTTCCCTCACCTGCTCTGTGTACGCTGTTTCAGTCACTCGCACCACCTCCTCTTGCCTCGGCCTCAACGATTATCTGCTGTATTTCGTGCGGTTTCAGAACAATCCCGCAAGACAAACATTCGATACCTTCACGCTCTGGCGTGCCGTCCCAATGCGGCTCGGCGAAAGTTAGACGACCGTCGTCTATCCCTTCCAGCTTACCCCAATCCTGCGTCACATAAGAACGGTAGATTTCGTTCCCTCCGCATTTCGGGCACCTCACATCTTTATTCATTCGCACCACCTCCTGTTTCGTTCTCGTACATTGTAGCCCGCTCGTCAAGCTCTCCGTTTAGCTCTGCGTCCACGCACGACTCGCACATCCACTCAGGCACACTCGGCCGGACTAATCCAAATGCGTGCCAACTATCCCAGCCGCCGCAGTAGTCGCATCGGCCGACTTCGTTCGCAAACTTAGCCCGTTCGTCAAGCTCCGCTATCGGCAGGCCGGCCTCGTCGTGCGGGCAGTCTCGGCGATAGCAGCTCTCCGCCTCCTCTGGCGTGTCGTATTGCGACGCGCACCCTGAACAGTCGTGATACTCGAGCCTAGCCATACAGCACATCTCCCAGCAGCCCGGCCTGCGCGATACAGTCGGCAGCGGTCGCGTCGATCATTCCAGGGTCGCTGGTCACGCCTTGCCATATCCAGCCTCGAATGGTCGTGTTCAGCTCGACGGAACCGTTCAGTATCCGCTCGAGCCCCAGCGCTACCGCGTCGAGAGTCAGCCGCAGCACCTCGGACTCGTCCTCGTTCTGATCGTCGGTTAGCTCGGCCCAAACCGTCGCGGGGTCGTCCGGGAAACCGCCGGTCGAGTAGTCCTCGACCGTGGCCCAATAGTTGATACCTCCCTCGACAGCGGTCACGATAATCCCCGCCAGCAGCTCCTCCGTCAGCTCGATCTCGATATTCAGATCTCGAGTATTCATTGTTCGTGTCGTCATCTAGTCCTCCTCTCCCAAGCCAAACTCGGCTCGGCCGTGTTTCCTCTCGTCGTAGCAGTGCTCGTGATAGTTGTAGGGAACGCTCGTCATACCATCGCCGCAGCGCACCTCGCAGTCGACCGGGATACCGCCGCCGCACTCGTCGCAGTCGTAGCCTGCGCACATCTCGCAGAGGTATCCGTCGTTCGTCGGCACTCGATTTATCCCAACGAGGAGCTTAGTCCCGGGCAGCACTCCGGCGGTTCCCCGGCCGCACTCGAGGCAAGGGTCGACAGCGGCCGTCATTCCCAGACCCCCTCGAGCTCGATAGCTCCGCAGCTCGCGCACATATAGGCCCCGACCGTCTCTCGATAGAACCCCTGCGGCTGCTCGCAAGCTCCGCAGGTTAGGCCCTCCTCGAGTCCGGTCGAGACTACCGCCTCAGCCCTCGAGCTCGAGCACCCGCTCAGCATAACCTCGTCGGCAGCGTCGAGTGTTTCGTAGGGATTAGCCATTAGCGCACCCCTGCCCGGTCGCAGCTCGGGGGAGCGGTCGCAATAGCTCCCAGCGGCGGCGAGGCACAGCTCCAAGTCGCCCCGGTCATAGCGTTGACCAGCAGCAGCGCAGCAGCGAGCCAAACCGCCGCGGTCGCAAATGCGAGCCCGACTAGCTTAGCTCGAGTAGTCACGCTCTCACCTCCTCGAGCGCATAAGTCGCGACAGAATAGGCGAGGTCATACAGGAGCGCAGTCGCGGTGCTAGCAATCGAGCCGTAAGTCGAGGCCTGCGGCTCCACGCACAGCAAGTCCAGACAGGACGACGCCAGCTCGACGGCCGCTAGCGTCGCAATCGGAACGGCACTATCGGCGAGCTCGGCCGCGACTAGCTCGAGATCCCGGTCGTCGTCTTTTAGCTCGACCACCTCCTCGACGATCTCCTCGGCCCAATCGCACAACCGCCAAGAATAGAACCCGGCCGCCTCGAGCGCTGCGGCCGCTATCTCTGCTGCGGTGCGGTCAGTCATCGACCCGCCTCCGCAACTCGCGCGACCTTCCAGCCAGCTCGCTCGGCTCGATACCTCGCAACATCGGGGTCGGGAGCGGTCACTATCGCCCGGGCCCCGTTTCGCATCGTCAGCTCGTATCTCATAATCGCTGCCTCCTCTCGGTTTCGTTTCTGCGGTGTGTTCATTCTACCCCTTCCGTCAAGGCCACGAGCCCGGCTCCAAAGTCCTCGCTCTCGAGCGTGACTCGAGCCGCGGCCGTCCTCGAGTAGCCTCGAGGCTCGAGGTCACGCTGCCCCTGTGCTGCGGCCCAATACTCCGCAAGAAACTCCGCCAGAACCGCAGCGGGTCGCTCGGAGGCTAGGGCCTCCATCAGCAGGAGCCGGGCGATGCCGCGGCCGTATATCTCCGTCAGCTCGACCAGCTCCTCGACTCCGGGGATAGCTCGGTTCATCGAGCGGCCCTCCTCGAGTAGCCTAGCGTCCGGGCAGCCCCGGCGATATAAGTCGCTGCCGCCATATCTCCCGAGATAGCTGCGGCTCGAGCTTTCGTCGCGGCTCGGCCTGCCTCTCCTGTCGAGATAGCTCCTCGAGCGTGCCTCGCGAGCCTAGCTCTCGAGCTCGGCTCGAGCTTAGCTCCTATGCGAGCCCAGCGGTTTAGGTGGTCGGTGTCGATCATATGATCGCCTCCTCTCTGTTAGGCGAGCCGCTATAGCTCGCGATTGTGAACTCTTTCGGGTCGGCGGGTTTATCTCCTCGCACTGCGAGCCAGATAATCGCCTGTAGCTCCCGAGGCCTCTCGTCGCAATATCTCGCAGCGAGCCGATAGCTCGCCTCGAGCTCGAGGTAGCGTCGGCCCTCCGGCGAGCGTCGCTTACAGCCCTCAGCCGCGAGCGCTGCCCAGACATCGACCGTGACCGCCTCTCGATCTCCGAGCAGCGCTCGATAGAAACTCCTCACTTTAGGGCCCCCGAGAACCTCGAGCGGCTCAGCTCCGGCCGATATCTCCCAAGCTTTGCGGCGGTTAGCTCCGAAAGCGACCCGCGGCGGCTCGAGATCTCCTCGAGCTGCGGCGAGCGCAAGTCTCGACGCTTGCGCAAGGTTGACCGTCCAATGCTGGCGAGGGCTCAGCGCTGCGATTATTCCGGCCGCAGCCTCGAGGCCCAGCCCAGCAGCCCCGGCCAGCCGCTCGACCTCGAGCTCGGCGGCCGGATACCAGCGGCGACCCGCCTCTCGTATCGGCTCGCTCGTCGAGTCGTAAAGCTCGACGACTCGAGCGACCTGCTCCGGCGAGTGTCCCGGGGGCCTCGTCATCGACTCCGCCATTCCTCGGAGCGATACTCGCTCCCGGCCCAGATCTCGACCTGTATGGCCTCGCAGCCATTGGCCCAGCCAGCTCGAGCCGCGGCCGCCAGCGGCTCGGCCAGCTGCTCGAGGTCAGCTCCGACCATCGAGAACACGGCCGAGAACTCGCGACCACCGCGCCAGCCTCCTCGAGCGCTGGTCAGTGTGTAGCCTCCGCCAGCCTCGAGGATAGCCTCGACGATAGCTCGGCGAGCTCGCCTCAGCTCGAGGCGCCGCGGCTGTCCGATAGTTAGCTCGACCCGGGCAGCTCCCGACCAGCTCGACCGGCCGGTCGGAGGCCAGCTCGACAGCAGCTCGGCCGCCATTAGCTCGACCTCCTCTCGACAGCCTCTCGCGTAAGCTGCTCGGCCCTCGCAGTGAGCCGGGCAGCTCGAGCCGCAGCCTCTCGAGCTCGACGCTCGACCAGCTCGACCAGCTCGTCGAGCTCGGCGACTCGCTCCGGGTCGCCTCCGCAGCAATCGCACAGCGTCGAGCGGAACTCCGAGCTCGCGTCGCTTCTTAGCTCCTCAGCTCGACGCTTCAGCGCAACCGCGGCTCGAGTGAACCGCTCCGCGGATAGCTCGAGCTCCCGGGCCTCGATAGCTCGAGACTCGAACTCGCTCGCGACCCGATAGCTCGACCTCCGCAGCTCGCCTATAGCTCCGGCGAGCTCGCTGGCCTCGCTCGAGGAGATAGCTCGCCTTCCCACTCGAGCTATCTCTCGGAGAAAGTCGGCGAGCTTAGCGGCTGCGATAGCTCGCTCGAATAGCTCGAGCTCGCCAGCTGCTCGAGATAGCTCCGCAACCTCTCGGAGCCTCCGGGCAGATAGCTCGAGCTCGAGCCTCGAGTCAGCATCTGCTGCGAGCCCGGCCGCGGTAGCGGCTCGCCAGCGCAGCGCTTCCGGCGTGTTTAGCTCGCGGCTCGTCATCGAGTCACCGCCTCGACCGGGGCCAGCGTCGACAGCTCTCGCACCCAGATCGGCGGCCGTCGAGTCCCGGGCAGGTTCTCGAGGCCAGCTCGAGCTAGCTCCGCTGCGACCCGCTCGGCAGCCCGGGCAAACTCTCGGCCCATCACCGAGGCAGCCGACTCGCTCGGCAGCTTCCCGGCCCTTTCCTCGAGCTCTCTCGAGGTCGCCAGCTCGAGGATTGCGGCAGCGAGGAGCCCAATGCCCCCAGCCTTCTCGAGCCGCACTCGCTCGACCGGGTGTCCCTTCCACTCGAGCCCTTCCGCAGCCGCCTCGACCAGCCCAGCAGCTCGACCAGCCGGATAGCGGCTCCGCTCGAGCTGCTGTCGAGCAGCCCTAACCGAGTCCTCGGCAGCAGCCTCGTCGTCATTGACCAGCTCTCGAGCCGCTATCCGCAGCAGCTCGGCAGCCATTCTTTCGTGACTCGTCGTGTTCATTGTTCTGCCCTCCTGTCTGCCGCCAGCTCCGCCAGCGGCTCGTCGTTATCACAGTCCCGGCCCAACTCAGCCCGAGCCCGGGCCCAACTTGCCTCACGCTCGAGGCGCCGAGCTCGAGCTGCCTCCCGGATACCAGCTCGAGCTCGACCAGCTCGAGCCCGGGCCCGGTCGCGACCCGCTCGAGCTGCGAGCCGGGAGCTCGAGGCCCCCAGCTCGTCGACCAGCTCGAGCAGTTCGTCCGCCTCGACCTCGAGCTCGACCAGCCTCCGCTCGACCCGGGGCCTCACTTGCCAGCCCTCCTGGACTCGATTGCTCGAGCCACCTGGTCGGCTCGAGCTCGCAGCTCTCGAGCTGTCTCCGCATCGCTCGAGCGCCCGGCGACTATCGCACTCGAGCGGAGCTCGAGCTCGAGCTGCTCGAGCTGCTCGAGGTCGAGCAGGTGATCGAGGTCGCTGTCGACCCGACCCTCGAGCTCGAGAGTCTGCTCGACCACGAGCTCGAGCTGCTGCCGCTCGACCCTATCCGCTAGGGCTCGCAGCTCCCGAGCACTCGAGCGGAGGTCGGCAGCGCACTCGCTGCCGACCTCTCCCTCGAGCCCGGAGGCCAGCGCCTCGGCGAGCTCCGCCGCGGCTCGGTTGCTCTCCGGGGTCGCCATCAGTCGACCACCTCCTCGAGCTGGTCTAGGGCTCGAGCCTCGGCTGCCTCGACTCGAGTCCTGCCGACTCGCTCGACCTCCTCGGCGATCCGCTTCCGCCACTCGGCCGCGGAGATCTTGCTGCTGTTCGTGCGGAGCCCGGCTCGAGCCTCGACCTCCTCGACCGGAATGTTCCACCAGCGGGAGCCGAACTCCTGCCCGGTCACGAACCCGAGCTGAGCCAGCCGCTCCGCCAGCTCGCCAGCACTCGCTCGAGTGATCGAGGGAACGCCGACCATCATCGTCGACCAGATCAGCCGCTCCGTGATAGGCCAAGCCTCCTCAGTGGTCAGCCGCTCCCAGCGCTGCTGTCCCTCCTCGGTTGCTCCGAGCTTCTGCCCGGTCGAGCGACCCTCGCCGTCGACTTCGTAAAACTGCCAATCGAGCGACATCAGGCCACCGCCTCGAGCCGGGCGTCGACCATCAGGTCACCTGCTCGACGAAAGTCTCGAGCGTGCTCTCGAGCCTCCGCTGCGAGTCGAGTCAACCGCTCCCGACTGCCCGAGCCCTCCGGGTGGTCGAGCGCTTGCTGCTCGAGGCTCCCGGCGAGGTTATCCTCGCGAGCTGCTTGACAGTAGGCAGCGAGCTGGACTAGCCTCGCTGTCTCCTGCTCGATCTTGACTATTCCTATTTCCATCGTGTCACCTTCCTGTTAGGGGCCGGGGCCAATCCCCAGCCACACCCGGAAGGCTACACGAAAACCCGGTCGGAGTGGGCGCCTCGAGGTCGCCTCGAGAGAGGGTCGCTCGAGCCCCCGCCCGGGCCCCCGGAACCCGGCAGTCCCGGCTCGAGTGAACGCTCGAGCGCTCGAGCCCCGGGGCTCCGGGTCGCCGGGGCCCCGGGAGGCCGGGAGAACGCCGCTCAGCGCTTCTGGCGTGCCTGTAAATCGGCAATCCGGGCGCGAAAAATCGAAATCAAGGTCTACCAACGACAACCAGGAAGTAGATTCCCTAACTGGCCCAAAGCACCCTGGACAGGGCAGTAGTAATCGACCCCACACGAAGGCGGGGCTGCGGGATTACTTGGTCAGGAGGAAACGACCCTGCGGGGTCGCGGGGTTAGCGGCGGAAGGGCCAGAGAAGGACGGCGAAATACACCGCCATCACAACGACAACTAGAACCCACTCGTTCATCTGCGAGGAGGTCCGGCGATCAAGATCAGCATCGAGAGATAGACAGCGACGGCTGCGAAAGTGAGAGCGATCTCGACGGCCACTATCGACGCATCTTCTTCAACTGCTTGCGCTCGTACTGAAGCGCATCGCTGACCTCGCGGAGTCGGCCGTCGTACTCTGGTCCGCCCCAGGCAATCTTGCCGATGGCGGAACGGATCGGTCGCATCGCGTCTTCAAGGGAGCGCAGCGTCTTCTCGATCACGCGGTCGCGATCCTTCGAGCCAGGCTTGTGCGAACGGCGAATGTCCTCGCGCGCTCGGCGGGCAGCCTCGGCGGTTTCCTGTGCCTTCTCTATGTGCGGGGTCATATCCACCTGTCGAATAGTACTAAGCGGCCGGGCGAAAAAGGCGCGGCCGAGAAACAGGCACCGTTTCACGGGCTGAAAACTGGGTTAAAAGCCCCAGAAGCAATTTGGCTTAAACACTTGATCTGCGGTTATTTACACACTGGGGGTCTATATAGACCCCCTGTGTAAATAAAACCGCCTTGTTTCACGGACGAACCCTTCGTCGGGCGGGGCGATAGACTACTTTTCGATGGCGCAATTTTCTGACCTGATTCTCGGACGCTCTACCAGCAAGGCACTTCAGCCTACCAACCAGCCGACGCCGGACTTCGCCATTGGCGGGGGCACCCTGCGTGGCCGCAGACTCGCCGGACGCTCAGCCCAGCGTCACCTCGAAGCCTACGGCGGCAAGGACGCAATTGACTGGGTGATGGACTGCGTAGATCTCTACGCCAACACCGCCAGCAACGCCGACTACTACTTCCGCCGTGGAGACGAGGTTGTGGCCCCCCGCGCCGCTCTCAACAAGTACGATAACGCGGTAGCGGCTCCCGACGATCTAGTCAACCTCTTCTCCTCCCCCAACCCGTTTATGGACTACACCGAGCTGCTTGAGCTGTCGGTGATCGATCTTCTCGTTGCGGGCGAATTTATGTGGCTCAAGTTCCGGCCTGAGATCGAGACAGGCAAGCCGCTGGCGCTGTACCGCCTGTCGCCTGCGCTGATCGAGATTGAGCTGAACGAGAACGACTATCCGGAGGCGTACGTCTATCAAGCTCCTGGCAGGACCGGCGAGCCGGTGCGCTTGAAGCCGGAGCACATCGTCCACGTCAAGCGCCCGAACCCCCACGACCCGTGGAGGGGTATGAGCATCATCGCGGGCAACCCTCGGATGTACGACATCGAACTCGCCCTCACGGAGTCAGTCGCCCAGTACTACGAGCAGTCCACGCGACTGTCAGGGGTGCTGGAATCGGATCGGTCCATCCCGCCTTCGACGTGGGTGAAGATCAAGCGTCAGTTCCAGCAGCTCTACTCCGGCCAGGACAATGCCTACAAGGTGGCGATGCTGGAACGCGGTCTGAAGTTCAAGCCGATCTCTGGTAACGCGGCCGAGGCGCAGTTCGTGGAGCTGTCGGGTCTTTCGAAGCAGCGCATCGCCGATGCGTTCCGCGTGCCGCTCCCGCTGCTTGGAGAGGTTGGCTCGGCCGACCGCCAGGCCGTCCGCGAGTCGCAGCGCATCTTCGACAACAAGACGATGCGCCCGTTCCTGAACCGCATCCAGGCGCAGGTGTCGCAGCAGCTCACGCAAGCCTGGGGTCTGGACTTTGTAATCGACTACGAATATGTGATGCCTATCGAGGACCGGCTCGACCTTGCCGCCTCGATGGCGACGCTGCCTGGCGTGCAGGTCAAGGACATCCGCGCGCAGGTCGGCCTGGAGCCGCTGGCGGTCCAGAAGGAGGAGTGGTCGAAGGTGGATGACGTGATCTTGAACCTGCCAGGCCAGGAGCAGAAGCGCGGCGGCTTTGCGGATCGTGCGATGGGCACCGAGGCCGGACGCCCGCCGGACCCGCAGAACACGCGCGAGTTCCCGCAGGACGGATCGCTGCCCGAAGGCGCGGACGCTATGAACCCTAACGAGGAGGTGCCGAATGGCAGCCAAGCGTAAGGCCAAGCCGAAGCGTGGTGCCCGTAACCGTGGCGGCGGCTCTTCCGGCAAGGTGCGCGTCAAGGGGCATACCCGCACGCCGCGCGGCCCGAACAAGGGTAAGAAGGCTGTGCGCGTCAAGGGGCACCGCCGAGCGATACCGCGCGTTTGATAGTCTGCGCGTGTGACCCTTCAACACGAACTCGCTGACAAGCTGAAGCGCTTTGGAGCGGCCGCCGCCGAGGAGGGCGCGAGCTTCTACCCTGAGCCGTGTCGGCCGTCGGAGATCCCGCCGGAGCGGGCGCCGCGCCACAAGAACCTGATGGCGCCTTCGCCGAGTATGCAGGTGGCCTACACCACCGGCTGCGGCTCGACCTCGCGGGTCGGCATCCCATACGCCTCCGGTAGCCTGCCAGGACGGATGGCGGGCGAGATCGGGGAGTGCGTGGTCTGCGCGATAGATGATCGGGCGTATGACTTCCCCAGGTTTGGGGGGTAGCTTTGACCCTGAAAGACTATTTTTCGGGTGCTTCGCACCCTAGTATTGCCGTATGAAGTCGCCCCTGGCTCCTTTATTGCTAGTGCTTGCTGTAGTCCTAAGTGCTGGTGGAGAGCTGATTGCTGGCCTCTCTGTATGGGGCGTGGCTACGGCGATTGAGATCGCGGCTCGCGTCACCCGCTAGCGTAGTCTGTAAGTATGGACGCAAAGGCTCCTTTTGAGTTTGAGATCGCGCTGCCGACCGAGAAGTCGGTTACAACCGACGCTGGAGATGTCATCATTGAAGGCTATGCAGCGGACTTCGAAGTTGATCGCCAGGGCGAGGCGTTCCTTCCAGGAGCATTTGACGATGCCTGCAAGAAGGCCACTCGCGCGGAGATCCCACTACTCTTTGAGCACGATAACAACCGACAGCTTGGTGTTATTGAAGAACTCCGCGTGGACCCTGAGCGTGGTCTTTGGACACGCGCTCGAATCGCAAAAGCACAAGCTGGGACTTGGGCTGAAGATGTCGTCGATAAGGTAAGGCGCGGAATGATGAAGGGGCTGTCCGTTCGCGGCCTCTCGAAAGTCAAGATGACCGCCAACGGACCGAGGATCGGCACCATCGACCTCGCCGAGATTTCTGTGACGCCCGTTCCAGTTCAGCCAGGCGCGCTCTTTGCGGTCGCGCAAAAGTCTCTCGCCGCCGCCGAAGAAGACCTCGCCGCCGGTGAGATCGAGGTTGTCGAGGACGAAACAGAAAAGGCGCTGGCCTACTTTGAGGATCGGCTGGCAAGTCTGACCGCCGCCTTCGAGGAAGTGTCAAAGGCGATGCACGAGGGCGACCACTCGGAGGACTCCGAGGTGGACGAGGGGATGCTGGCTGGCCTGCTTGACCGCATCGGCCTCGCCGCGCAGGCCGGAGACGCTGAGATGCTGGCCGAGATCTTCACAATGATCGAGTGGCAGTCCGAGTGGGACGAGTCCGTGGACGATATGACTTACAAGGGCCGCGAAGAGCTGCCTGCGCTGCTTCGAGCTGTGGTCGAGGTCGCTAGAGCGGCTGGCGGTAAGCCGACCGCCGAGGATCTGCGCGCCGTCATTCCTTCCAAGAAGTCGATGGGCGACTTCACTGATCGTCCCTGGTCCGGCTCTTCGGCAGGCTACACCGACGAGCAGTGGCGTCGCGCTTGTGTTCTGGATCGAGGCGCTGAGGCCGGAGAAGGCAAGCAGCGCTACGGGCTGCCGGTGCGCGAGCCGGACGGAACGCTGAACTGCCGCGCCGTGGCCAATGCCCGCGCTCGCATCTCTCAGGTCAAGGGAGCCTCGGCCGAGGCTGTTGCTCGCGCGCAGCGCAAGCTCGACACCTTTGCCAAGCAGTGCGAGAACTATCGCTCGAAGTCGCTGACCGGTTGCGAGAAGTGTGACTGCATTGACTGCGCCAACTGCGACTGCATCGACTGCGACTGCGTGAACTGCAAGCCCCGACAGACTGAGAAGTCTGAGACTTGGCAGCGTAAGGAAGGGCAGAACCCAAAAGGCGGACTAAATAGTAAGGGTCGGGCCTCGCTCAAGGCGCAGGGCCAGAACATCCGACCTGGCGTAAAGAATTACTCGAAGGCGTCGGTCGCCAACAAAAAGCGCTGGATCTCCTGGGCGCTGCGCTTCTACACCAACCCTTCCGGCCCGATGGTGGATAAGAACGGAAACCCGACTCGACTGGCCCTGACCGCTGCCGCCTGGGGTGAGCCGGTGCCAAAGACGCGAGCCGCCGCGCTGGCGATTGCCGCGAAGGCCCGACGCCGTAAAGCCGAACTCGAACGACAAGGAGCCTACAAGTGAAACGCCTAATCTCGACCATCGCCGTTGTTGCTTTCCTAGCCTTCCCCGCCACGGCCGGAGCCAACACGCAAACTATCTCCGCCACCGGCGCGCCGGTCAAACATCCAGCAAAGGCGTTCACGGCCGCCTCGCTGAATGTCATCACGAAGACCGGCCCCGACACTCCTGGCGCTCAGATCTTTCCGGCCACTCGCGCGCAGATCTTCTTCGACGATGACTTTGTATTCACGGCCGCTGGCTTGCCTGTCTGCCGCGCGGCGATTGACGGACTCAACACCGCGCTCGCTCGCGCCGCGTGCCCGAACTCGATTGTCGGGACCGGCGCAGCAAAAGTTGGGCTGGCAGGCTTTACCGAGACAGTTCTCGACGCAGAGATCACCGCCTTCAACGGCCCGCCAGTCAACGGGCGTCCTGTGCTGCGGCTTTTCTCTTACACTAACGCTGTCGCTCTAGGAACTGTGCTGACCGGCGTGCTGAAACCTTCCGGCCGCAGCGGTTACGGCAAGGTGCTTGATGTAAGCATCCCGACTTTGCCGCTCGGCAGCGCGATCATCGAGTTCCAGACAAAGGTGCAGCGCTCTTGGAAGTACAAGGGCAAGGTGCAGCACTACGTCAAAGCTCGTTGCGCGACTCGTAAGTGGCGCTTCTCAGGTACCTTTACTTACGATGGCGCCTCCTCGAAGTCGGCTTACGCAAATCAAACTTGCCGGAGGGGCTAGGTTCCTGCGTTTTTGTCACGCGACCTGATTAGATTCTTAGTGCAAATGGACTCTGACCTGATTCAGCAGATTGATGACAAGTTCGGCCCTCAGTTCGAGGAGCTGACCGAAAAGGCTTCCGAGCTTTCGGAGCGTCTGGAAGCAGACGATCACGATGGCGAGTCGGTTAAGTCTCTGACTGAGCAGATCGAGGGCATTGACGAGAAGGTCAAGGAATTGACCGCTTCTCGTGACGAGGAGATTCAGAAGGCTCAAGTCAAGAGCCTCAGCTCCGAGGTCACGACTCTGCGTGAGGCCATCAGCGCCGCTCGCGAGCCGCACGCTGACTTCGCGCTTGGCGCTGGTGAGTCGGCTGAGGTTGCTGAGTCGCCCTGGACCGACGAGTCCGAGAATCCCTCCTTCTTCGCAGACGCTCACAAGTCTCTGACCAAGAACGACTCCGCCGCGACTGCCCGTTGGGCCGAGGCGATGTCAAGCAAGACGATGACTCAATCCAGCGGCTCCGCCGGTGGTTATCTCGTCCCGCCGCAGGTTTCGAGCGAACTGCTCACCATCCGCGAGCAGGCTAACGTTCTTCGTCCTCTCTTTAGCCGCGTTCCGGTAACTTCGGACACGCTCCGCATCGCCGCCATCACCGGCGGACTGAGCGCAGGCTGGGTCGCCGAGCTGGCTGACAAGCCTGAGTCGGATATGACCTTCGGTGAGATTTCGGTCAACACCTTCTGGAAGGCCGGTATGTCGGTTGTTACGAACCAGCTTCTCAGGAACAGCCAGCCGTCGGTTGACCGCCTCGTGTACGAGGATCTGGCTAAGCGCCTTGCGGCTCTTGAGGAGATCTCCTTCATCAGCGGCTCCGGCAACGGCCAGCCGACCGGAATCCTGAACACCCCTGGCGTTCAGTCCAACTCCGCTTCTCTCCTGACTTCGAGTGACGTTGCTGATCTGCTCGACGAGATCGTGGACGGCATCACCGCCATTCACACCGAGTACTACGGCGCACCGAACGCAATCCTGATGCACCCGCGCACTTGGGGCCGCATTGTCAAGGAGCGTAAGGCCGACGCAACCGCTGAGTACTACGTCGGCAAGCCTCAGACTCGCGACAGCGTTGACCCGATCCCAGGGTACAACGGCCCTCGCGGCAGCCTCTTCGGCCTCCCCGTCATCACCACCAGGAACGTCCCGACCAACCTCGGTGACAATGACAACGAGAGCCGCGTCATCGTCGGAAACTTCTCCGAGGGTCTGATCTTGGATCACGCCAGCATCTCGCTCGACGCTTCCGAGCACGTGTACTTCACTACCAACGCAACCATCTTCCGCGCCGAGGACGCGGTAGGATTCACGGCCGCCCGTTACCCGAAGGCATTTTATGTCATCGGCGGATCGGGACTTGCCAACGGATAAGGTAGGATACTGATATGGGAAACACACGCTCACTCACAGATAAGCCGATCACAAAGGAAGTTGTTGTTGATGCGGAAACCGGCAAGGTCGTAGCAGCGCACCTGAGCACTGTCGTAACTGACCCGACCGCCGCTGACGCTGTGCAGATTCCTGACGGCGACGTGTACCCCACTGCTGACGCTACGGGCCTCGATCCGCTGGCTGTTCACGATGCGGACGATCCCACCACGGCGATTAACCCCGATCAGACGGTCGATACCGACGAGGTTCAGTCTGTCACCATCACCGGCTCGCCCACTGGCGGAACCTTCACCCTCACCTTCGACGGCGACACGACTGCCGCCATCAACCACAATGCTGCTGCTTCGACTGTCCAGAGCGCACTGCGCGCCATCGACAGCATCGACGGAGCAAATGTCTCAGTCACCGGCTCGGCTGGCGGTCCTTACACCGTCACCTTCATCGGGGAACTTGCCGCTACCAACGTAGCCGCAATGACTGCGACTTCCTCCCTTACTGGCGGCACCACGCCTGGCGTCACCATCGCCACCGTCACCGCCGGTTTCAAGGCTGGCTGATCTCCCTAGCCTGAATAAGTCTGCCCCTGAGTTCCTGTTAACTCTGTCGGGCGCGTGTAGGGGCGGCGCGCTCGACGCTATCCTGTACTTGTGTCGCAACTAGTAACACTCGACGAGTACAAGACCGCGCTTGGGATCACAGGGACTGCTGATGACGCTAAGCACGACGCCGCTCTTTCAGCGGCCGAGCAGGCTGTGGTCAACTTCACGCAGCGCGACTTCACTAAGACCCTCGTCGGAGGCGTGGACGAGGTACAGACCATCTCGCTGACCGGCAATCCTACAGGCGGACACTTCACGCTGACCTTTAACGGGCAGACAACCAGCAACATTCAGCACAACGCCTCAGCCGCGACGGTCTTCGGCAAGCTGGAGAACCTGAGCACTATTGCCGCTGGCGCGATCACGGTCACAGGAAACGCTGGAGGGCCGTGGACGGTCACGTTCATCGGAGAGCTTGGCTCGCAGAACGTCTCGACGATCACTGGCGCTGACACCCTGACAGGCGGCACCAGTCCGGCCGTAAGCGTTACCACAACTACGTCAGGCGTCGCCGGAAGCTCGGTGACAGACCGCACTTTCTGGCTAGAGCCAGGCAGCGCGTTCCTGGAGATCGACGACTGCACCGTCGTTAACGATGTCACCGGTCTAGGCATTGCCACCTGGGAGGAGCGCACTGAAGGCCCGTCTGCTGCTCACGGTATCTACACCTACATCCAGCTCGAAGCTGGCTATCAAACCTCGGTCGAGATGGGCTTCGAGCGCAACGAGGACATCTTCGGCACGCAGCAGGCCAGCACGCTCGGCACTGAGGTCACGGTCAACGCGGACTGGGGATGGGGATCAGTGCCTTCGGATGTCAAGCGCGCGATCATCTGGACTGCCGCCAGCTTTGAAAAGGACACTGACAACCCTTACGGATCACTGTCGCAGAAGCGCGTGGCCGAGGTGTCTGAGACTTACTACATCGCACCACCGCGGCCGGATCTGACCCCCGAAGCAGTGCCGCTTCAGGCTCAAGCTCTACTGCTGCCATACCGCCGCTTGGTGCTTTAATGGCTAAAGATCCAGTACGAGTTGCGGCCGGGAAAAAGGCTTGGGAAACTCGCCGCGCAAACGAGGAGTTCGACCGTCGCAGTGAGGCAGCTAAAAAGGGATGGGACACGCGACGAGCTAGAGAAGCACAAGGCGACATCACTTTTGAGCTCGAGGACATTGATGACGAGATTGACGAGATTGAAGAGGATATTGAGGAAGCGGCCGAAAAAGCGCTCGAAGTCATTGTTCAAATGGCAGTGGAGATTGCCCGCTCTCACGCTCCTGTAAAGACCGGAGAACTCAGTAATTCTATTCACGGGTATATTCAAGGTGATGCAGGTGTCATAACCGCTGACGCGCCGCACGCAGCGATTCAGGAGTACGGGGGCGACCCCAAAGAGCCATTTACAGGCTACAGCGCGTCTGGATTTATGGCGTTTGAGCCCGGCACGTCCGATCCACCACACGGCGCAAAGCTAGTGCACAGTCACCCTGGAAACCCAGCAGTCGGATTTATGCGAGCCGCAGAAGACTTCGCGGCCGAAAAAGGCGCAGAGATTGTAGTAGAATTGCTAGGCTAATGGCTTCCGCAGCAACATCTGTACGCCAGCGCGTAATCGACATTGTGGAAGCCGAGTTTTCGGCAGAAGGTTTGATCGTGACCAACGACAAGCTGACTCGCGCTGCCGGTAAAGACGGCGAAACGGTCGCGGCCGTGTATCCAGAGGCCGAGTATGAGCGTCCAGGCCTTGTGATTGAGCTCGTAGTCCCTGTAGTGCTGCAAATCTATATGGCTTATGAAGCTGAGCCTGACGAGACAATTCAGGTCGATCCAGGCGTAATTGAAGACTACGGCGACAGGCTTCGCGAAGCGTTTAGAACGCAGTCGAGCGGCAACACGAGCGAGATGTGGTTTCTACGCCTGACTCGAATCGACTATCCTGACGACCCGACGGGGAACAAAAGTCGTCTCGAGGCTCAGATCGAAGGATATGGCAACAATCAAGCCTCATTGCCCGCCTAGCCTGGCACAGAGCGCGATATTCTAAGGGGTAATGTCTGACGAAGCAAAGACCTCTAAGTCCGAGGACAAGCCTAAGAAGAGCGCCGCAAAGGAAGGCGTCAAGGTGTCCCTAAACCCTGATTTCGCCGCTGAAGGCTCTGTATTCATCTCCAGCGCTGATCTTGATCCGGCAGATGTCGGCTCTGACGGTCGCATTGAGATTACGGCCGCTGGCAAGACCGTTTCTGCAAGGACTGCTTCCGCCCTATCTGCCTGTCGAGCTGTTAAGGTAGGTTCGTAAATGGGTGGACTTCGCGGAAACGACGCACTTTTTGGCATTGGCAAGCAGTCCGGTAAGGGCACTGCCAACTCGACTGCATCTACTTGGGATGTTCTTCCGTTCTCCGGCGGCTCCATTGGCCCCGTTCGTGCCGTAGAGAACCTGTCTGAGACTGATTCGAGCCGCGATCAGGGCGTTGCTTACGTCCAGAACTTCTCGGTTGAGGGCACGCCGGAAGTGTACGTGCGTGACTCGAACATTCATCACATTCTTGAGTCTGTACTGGGCACGCTCTCGTCCACAGGCACTACCAACTACGTGCACACCATCACTCCGGCCAGCGCGCTCCCTTACTACACTTTCTATCGTGAGATTGGCGACACGCTTTATGAGCGTTTCGAGGACTGCAAGGTTTCCGAGGTCACGATCTCGGCCGAGGCCGGTCAGCCGCTCACCGCGTCGCTCAACATTATGGGTCGCAACGCCGTTCGCCTGACCTCTCCGCCCGCTTCGATTGCGACTACCGCTTCCGACGCCGTGTACAACTTCAACGAGGCCGCTGTCAGTCTCGCTGGCGGCAGCACCGCGCTTGTCGGCTCTTTCGAGTGCACCATCTCCAACAACGTGTCGATGCAGCAGACCGACGATGCCAAGCCTTACGATGTTGTCGAGGGGCTGCGCGAGGTTTCGCTTGGCTTCACGCTGATCTTCGAGACTCTGGACGAGTACAACCGCTTTAACTATGGCGGCACCAGCGGCACCGCTCAGTCGAGCACGCTGGCTACTACAGCCGCTAACTTCGTGTTTTCGAAGGGCGCTAACAACGCTATCGAGTTTGATTTTCCAGAGATCGCTTATCAGGAGTTCCCCGTGGAGCCTAACCCTGGCGGCGACCCTATTACTGTGGATGTCCGCGCCGTCGCACAGCGCAACGCCTCCGGCGTCATCTCGTGCGAAGTGAAGAATCAAGAATCCGCCTGATAGGAGGCCACGATGGACAAAGAGATTCACGAACTGGCAGTGCTGGTTCGGGAGGAAGCGAATCGCGTCACGCGGCGCGCTAATGTTTTACGTAAGTTGTCTGCACGCCTAATCGACGCGCTCGACGCGGCAGCAGACGAAAAGATCGACAGCCCAAAGGAGGGCACACGAAAGAATGACAGACCAAGCCACAACGAAGACTAAATCCGCCAGCAAGGAAGCCTGGAAGAAGGCCAACGTTCACAAGGGCGTCACGCTGCCGTCCGGCACCATTGTTGACATCACGATCCCCAGCTTGCCGAGGCTTATCAAGGCAGGCCAAGTGCCGAACCATCTGATCGACGTTGCAGTCGAGCAAGGCTCGGCCGACAAGATTGATCGCGAAGTGCTGGAGCAGACCTGGGAGTTCACGCGCTTTATCGTGCCGCAGATGCTCGCAAACCCGTCGATCACGGAAGAGGACGTGGAGGATCTGCCCGCCCTGGATCTTGAAATGCTTATCAGCTTTGCCAGCAGAGTGACAGACATTGACGCTGTCGGGCACCAGCTCGGAGGTCTGGAAACCCAGGCTTCGTTTCGAAGCCTTCGTGGCGTCTTCGCTCCCGATTCGGATCTATTCGATCTATAATGACGGGGGTGAGTGGCCCAGCTTCTCCGATGATGATGTAATCAACTTCGTCGTAAGAGAAGCTATGCTCGTAAAGGTGGCCGAGCATCGCAAGAAGCAAGAGAAGGAGCAAAAGAGGGCTGAATTCCGCAGCTCTCATAAGGAACTGCGCGGCAGCGGCACTGCGGCGTGGCAAAAGGAGATGACGTAAGGTGGCCGACCGCACTAGCAGGGTCACAATTCAAGTCGATATGGACACGGGCCGCGTCAAGGGCGGCACCGATGCAGTCAAGGCATACCTTAAGTCCATTCGAGATGAAAAAGTCAACATCAACCTTGATGTTGATGCGAAAAACGTTCGCGCTTGGCAGAAGACTCTAAAGGGAGCCGAGGGTGACATTCTCAGGCTGCAACGCTCGCTCGAGAAAGAAGGTAAGGCGCTTGATAGGCGCTCCAAGCTGTTCAAGAGTCAACATCCGCTTGTTCAAGAATTCATTAACGATACGTGGGATCTCATTAAAGAAGTCAATGAGGGAAACGACGCAATAGAAGGTCAGACCGGCGCTATTCAAGACCTTACACCGGCCTACCGTGAGGCAAAGAAGGAGACAGCGGCGTTTGCCTCGACCCTTCAAGATGTTACTGAGAGGCAACGCATCGCGGCGAAGGGCAACGAAAAAGCCGCGAAGGTAGCGCGCGAAGAGGCAAAGGCGCGCGAACAGCTTGTTAAGCAAATCGAAAAAGAAGACGCCGCGCATCGCAAAAACCTTGCCACGCAAGAGCGCGCGTTTAAGCAGAACGAGCAGTTCAATCTAAGTCTCGCCCAGCTCGCAGACCGGCACGCAACGTACGCCGACCAGCTTGACCGAGTCAGCAGCAAGTCGGCGTTCCTCAAGACGCCGCAAGACATCGCAAAGATGCAGCGCCTTCAAGCCGAGATGGAGAACGTCTCGCTGGCTTATCAACGAATGGGTGGCGATATGTCGGTGCTGGAGAAGCACTCGACGCGAAGCCAGAACACGCTGGCTCGACTGGTCGATCAGATCTCCCGCGTGCGGCTGCATCTTGGATTCTTCTCTCTAAACGTCAAGCAGGCTGCCTACGCTTTGACCGCATTTGGTCCCATCATTTCGGGCCTGATCGGGGCGTTCTCGTCGTTAATCGGCGTGCTCGGCACCGGCCTGGTCGGCGCGCTTGGCCTAGCCGGTGCGGCAATGGGAGGGTTCCTACTGAACGCCGCTGGCATCGGCTTTGCTTTGAAGCCGTTAATCAAGGAGTTTACAACGGCAACCGGGGCCGCGAGCGACTACTACGAGCAGGTCATCGAGACGGGCAAGGGGTCGGAAGAAGCGCAAGACGCGCTCAAGGAGTATCAGACCGTTCTCAAGAACCTGCCGCCGGAAACCAGAAGCGCCGTCGTTGAGTTTGGGAAGATGCGCGCGAGCTGGATGAAGGTATCGGAAGAGCTGCGCAAGCCGTTCTTCGACTTGATGGCAGACGGAATGGGCACCCTGAACTCCCTGATGCCGATGTTCCAGCGCAACACCGTCAAGGCGTTTGGCGCGGCCTCAAAGGGAGTAAAGCAGTGGCTGTCAGGACTGCGCGGCCCGGAGGCTAAGACCATTATGGATACGCTGATGACGCGGATGACGGCCGCGACCCCGGCCCTGCTGTCCGGCCTCGGCAACATCGTCACGGCGTTTGCTCGACTGTCGCAAGCCTCGTCTAGAGCGCTGCCGGACGTGATGCGCAGCTTCGATCAGTGGTCGGCAGGGCTGGCCAAGAGTACGGACGCAAACGGCTTCGCTCAACGTGTCAATACGATAATGGACGCTTTGCGGGCCGTAGGCCGCGTGGTCACGTCAGGCACTCGCCTTCTCATAACCTTCTTCTCGACCGGCACCGAAGCCGGGGAAGGCTTTGCCAATACAATTACTAAGACCTTCAATCGCTGGAACTCGTGGATGAAATCCGTTGCAGGGCAGCAAAGCCTAAAAAGGTTCTTCGAGGAATCGGTGCAGGAAATGAGCAACCTGTACGACATCATTACGCCGCTCCTTAAAATCTTTGCCAAGTTTGTTCAGACTATGCGCCCTGTCTCGGTGGCCTTCCAAAGAATTGCCGCCTCCGCTCTAGAGGTAGTAAATATTATGATGCAGATTCCTGGGGTCGCGCAGCTGATCGCGGCAGCTTTGACAGGCAAGATGCTGCTGGGAATTGCCGCCAGCGTTAAAGCGGTTGGCGTTGGCTTTGCCGCTCTAAGGACTCGACTGTTAGGGGCGACAGCTGCCTCTGCTGCTTTCAGTGTTTCAATGGCGCAAATGAAGGTAGCCGCAACGGGAGTAGCCGCTTCGACGCTTCCTGGCGTTGGCAGGCAGGCTGCGGTTACTGCAACTTCGATGTCGAGGCTGGCATTGGCGGGGCGTGGACTCGTGGGAATGTTGGGTGGCCCCATTGGGATCGCCTTGACCGCCGCAACCGTCGGTCTGATGTTCTTCGGAGACGAGATCTCAAAAGCAATAAAGGGCGGCCGGAGCTTTGAAGAGATCTTGGTCGATCAGCAGCAGGCACTCCGCGATAACGAGCTAGCTTCGGCCGCAGCGGCGAACAGCGTCAAGACGTTCAATGCTCGAATAAAGGAAGCGGAAGAATCCGCGCGAGCATACAACAAAGCAGTTGCTCAGGGCGCGTCGCAAGCGCAGCTTGATGAACTCTTTAATGACACCTCGACCGCCGCCGGTGCCGCGAACAAAAGTATTGAGGCAGTAGCACAAAACATTATCCGCTACCGGCAGACAAACGCCGATCTAAAAAAGGCGAACATCGAAGCAGGCGAGTCGTTCTTTGAGCTTGGCGCGCGAACCGGCAGTTTCCTAGAAGGCATCCTCGGCCCCACAAGGGACATCAAAGACGTTGTTCAAGATGTCGGCACTAGCATTGGACAAAACTTTAGGCAACAGATTCTAAACGGCGAAGTTGGAGTAGCCGAGTTCACCAGGCGCGTTAGGGAGCTGGATAATATGGAGAACTTTGAGCTGACGCCGGAAGGCCGTAGAGCGCTGCACGATCTTCGTATGTTCAAGCTCTCCGACGATCTCCGCAACCTAAACTTTAATCGTATGTTTATGGGTCTAGAGCGAATTCCAGACCAGGTTGGAGGAGCGCTTAACGAACTTGGTCGTGATCTACCTACGGACAACTTTAAGAACTTGAAGGGTGTGCTGAGCACGATTGTCTCGCCGCGATCAGTTCAAGAGATCGTGCTTCTCGGCCGCGAGCTGCAAAAGCTCAAGGGCGGTTACGGCGGCCGAGTCGGCACAAACTTGCTGCAACGCATTTTGGGCAAGGTCGATCCAAACAAGCCGGAGCAGACCATTAAACGACTTCAATCCGCAATTAAACGCTTGACGGGCAAGCCAGTTGACTTGAAGATCGACGTCGAAAAAGATCGTTTGGGAGAACTACAGTCGCAAATTAGACGCATCCAGAAACAGATTGGACAAGGCTTCAAGGGTCGGATGCAGATCGACAACTTGATCGCGACGCAGGCAAAAGCTCGCGATCTCTTTAATCGAGTCAAGGACATTGATGCGTTAAATCCGTCCGTCACTGTTAAGATTTCGCCTCAGTTCACAGGAAGTTGGACTAAGCAAGTGACTCTGACACCGAAAGACAAGACCGGCGGCGGCCCAGGCGGCGCGGAAGGCGGTCGTTTTGCGGAGGGCGGCAACGTCGATATGCAGATGCGGCGTGCCGCGCCAGGGCGCAAGGTCAATCGTCCGATGTTTATGGTCGGCGAGGAGAACCGCACCGAGTTCGTAATCGCAACCAATCCGGCGTATCGTCAAAACAATTTGCAGTACTGGGCTGAGGCAGGCGCAGCGCTCGGCATTCCAGGCTTTGCACGCGGAGCGATTATCGGCGGCGGAAACGCAAAACCGACTAAACCGAAAAATCCGGGTCAGATCGGCAAGTACGAGTGGCTGAAGAAGATGATCTCGTGGTCTGAAACAGAGACTGGAAATACCCGTGGAATGATGGAAGCGCAGCTGGCTCGCGGCGCGATTTCGCAGCTCGACTACCCCGCTTTGCTGAGCGACGTAACTAGAACGGAAGAACTTTACCGTGATTTGAACGACCAACTAATTACAATGTCCAGCACCGCTAAGCAGCGGGCAATTAAAGGCCGCAATAAGTCAAGAAAGAAGCCTAAGCGCGACAAGTATCCAAAGGGCGAAAGTGGCGATAAGAGCTTTGATAGAGATATGCGCGCGTGGGAAAAGAACGAGCAAAAAGAAAAGGACAACAAGCAGAAGCTCCGCGACTTCTATCAGGAACGCCTTGACATCGGTCAGGCACTCGACGCCCTGGCAATTCAAAAGATGGAGTTGGAGAACGAGCGCGACACTGGCGGCCCGCTAGGAGTAAGCCCATCGGTCGGCGAAGCGATCAACCTGCTGGCGGGCGGCTACGCGCTTCAGCAGCAGTTCGGCAGCAACATCTTTGGCGGCTCGGCGTCGATGGGCGGGGGCGGCAGCTTCATCGCCCCAGGCGGCACCCTTCCGGCCGCGCCGCCTACCGAGAATATGGGCGCAGCTGGCTTCGCTCCGAGAATGGGCGGGCCAGGCGCAGCGGCCGCTGGTGGCAAGACCGTGACCATCACCAACAACTACCAGGAGCAGCCCGCCGATCCGCACACTTGGTCTAAGAACCTGGCTTGGGAGGTAGGCGTTGCCTAGTTATCCGACAGGGCCAGAGACGGGAGCCATCTACACGCTGACCAACTCGGCAGGCTACTCGGCTGTCTTTAACTCCGACGATTCGACGACTACAGGCCAGTTGAACTACAACTACTCGACGACCACGACCGCCGGTGCGGCGTCCGGTACGTTTCGCCTGAACAACGCTACGCACTCCTCGGCGACCTCGATGTATCTGTCCGAGACAGACGCGAGTTCAGTAGATCGCGCCGCTGCGCTGACGGCAGCGACCGCCACGGTCGGCACCGGCACGACGGTCACAATTCGCAGCTACAAAAACCCTGCGCTTGTCTATCGCACCTACACGATCACGGCCGCCTCAGACAGCGGCACCTATCGAACCTTCACGGTCACGTATCTGACGGGAGCGGGCACGCTGGACGCGGACGAGCGGTGCTTTGTAACAGTCGCAATTGCCGGAAACTATGTTGGCGCGCTCGCGGGCGATGATGCAGTGACGGGCCTCGACAGTCCCGAAGTGCGGGAGTCCTTCTCGGACATCTCCGAGGGCGACGGCGCGATCCACGGCAATTTCTACCACGGCCGCCGACCGATCACACTGTCCGGTCAGATTGTGGCCGACTCGACCGAAGCTCGAAACGAGCGCTTGACGCGCTTGCAGCGCGCGACTAACTCGCTCCAGGCAGACGGCACGCTGACGTGGACACCGACCGGCGGGATCTCGCAGTTCTGCTACGTGCGCAAGCAGCAGCCTACCAGGATTGCGGGGGCCGGAACGATCAAGAACTTCTTTGTTGCGCTGGTGGCAGCCGATCCGCGCATCTACGCTACGACCGCGACTTCCTACTCAGGCATCGCGATTGGTGGCACGCAAGTCGCGGAGAACCGTGGCTCCTACGCCGCGCCGTTTGACTCAATCACGATCTCACGGCCGACAGGCAGTACTGTCAACACGATTACTGTTACGGTCGGCGGCGTCACCGTGGTCAAGCTCGGCGGGACCGGAACGGGCGGCACTCCGGCTGCGCTCGGCTGGACTTCGGCTAGCGCCATTACAAACTACGTCATCAACACGCGCACGCGCGCGGTCGTCACTACCGGCAGCGTGACCGACGCCTACAACACTGTGGACTTTACGGCCTCGAACTGGACTGATCTGTCGCCAGGAAACAACAATGTTTCGTTTTCTGTCACCGGCGGCGGCACAGGTTCGACGATGGCGATCTCGTACCGCGACGTTTGGATGTAGCCAATGAGTTCAGGACCGCAGACTTGGCGTATGGTGCTCGCAAAAGAGACGGCGAACACGGCCGCGTCGGCTTCGACTAACAACGCTCCCTGGGTAGCCACCAATATTGGCGAGCTGGTCAACGCGACCGAGCGCCGGTTTTCTTTTAAGCTCAACCAACCGCAGACGCTCAGCTTTAGCATCCCGCTGACCGATCCGCTTGCGGATGATCTTGTGACCTTGACAAACGACGCTACCTCGATCCCGATCATTAAGCTGTATCGCGACACAACGCTAATGATGGTGGCCGAAGTCATCTCGGCCGAGCTGGCTAGTCAAGGGCAAGTTCCGACGGTGGCAGTAGTTGCCACAGAGACGATGTGGAATCGTTTAACTAAACGCTTTATTCCCGACAGCAAACGCTCGGTTGGCTATAGAGTGCCTAGCACGACAGATCGAACAAGCGACGTGATGACGCAGCTTGAATTCATTAACACGACGCCAGCGCAAGTTATCCCTAGCACTATTGAGACTACTTTTACCGAAACAGGCGTTGGCTCAGCTCCGGCTGGTTGGGCACTGGGAACGGCTTTCTGGACCGGTGGCACGTCTTCTTTGACAAAGCAGACAAGCGGGTCGTGGGACACTGATAGCGGATCGGGGTTTATGCGATTTAATGGAACGAAAGATGCTACGACTACGCAACGCACCATCTCCGCTCGAACCTCGACGGGCACTTCTGGAATACCCGTAACGCCTGGAACGGTGTACACGGCGCGCACCAGGCTGCGGACTATCACTAGCGTCACCGGAACCAACAACGGAATCTATGTGCAGCTTGCGTGGTACAAAACGGACGGCACCGCATCTGCGGTGCAAGCCACTACTGTTGGAACTCCAGTCCTGACCACAAATGGCACCACGACAACCCTGTACGATACTGGAGTAGCGCCTTCCGACGCGGCCTACGTGGCAGTCTTCTTTATCGTAACGACGAATGTCAACGCGCAGAGCTTTTCATACGGCCTTGACAACGTGGTCTTCGGGCCAGCCCCGCAAACGGGCATCGCGGCCGGAAGTGCGACTGGCTTCAGTAGCGACACTTTTGCTGGCGGCCCGTGGTACTACAAACCGTTTATGGAGTTCGTACAAGAAGCCGCTTTGACAATCGGCGGTTTTGATTTCTGGCAAGCGCCGCTTGATCCCGTCACAAACTCTGGAAACTCCGGCACTCTAACGGTCGATCCCTACACAACTGTTGACGGAGTTCGTAGATCATTTAAAGGTCAAGCTCGCGCCAACGCGATTTTTGAGTACGGAACTGGTCGGCAAAACGTAACCGAGTACCGTTTTACGCTCTCCGGCGACGGTTTGATTAACGTGGCTTATGCGTTGCCGCCTGGCTTTCCAAGTGGCGGAGGCGTCGGAACCGTGAGCAAAGCGGATTCGACAGGCACAACGCGGCAGCGCCTGCGCGAAGAAGTGGTTTCGACCGATCTGCAAACGAACGAAGCGCGTCAAGCCATTGCCAACGCGCACACCTCAATTCGGCAGCGGTATAAGCGCGTACTTACTTTCACGCCGCAAGTAGAGGATGGGTCGCGCACGCCGCGCTTTGGCCTAGACTATGAGATTGGCGATACCGTCACGGCGCGCGTAAAAGATCAAGGCTCGCTGTTGATCGATACGACGGTTCGAGTGTACGGAGCTGACATTGAGGTTGATAATCAAGGAATGATACGCACAAATCTAACATTGGTACAGGAGGTCTAGTGCCCGATAATCCAACACAGCCAGGCCAGCTTCCAAGACAGCAGTTTGCTGCTTCAAACGACGCTACGCGCAACCAGTCTCGAATGGCGCGCCTTGAAGAGCGCGTGAAACAACTAGAGCAAGGAAAACAGCTCATTCAAACTCCTATGTTCACGTGGACTTCTGAAGTAACAGTCAGCTCAGTCACGTCAAAAACTTGGACCTTCACAATTCCAATGCCGCCTGCGGTGCGAGATCCAGGCTCACTGGTTAAGCTGGAATATATGTTCTGCTGGTTTGAAGTTCCCATTCTGAGCGTAGGCGGCGCGGTTAGTGGAAACGTGAGCATTAGCACAGCAGCCACTTCAGCAAGTTGGTCTTGGAGTATTGCTAGCGGCGGTGTTCAAACATATCTCTATCCAAATACTGCATCGGGCACCGCCGCTACACAAGCGGATAGATCCACGTTTATCCCTTTTCGCCTAGCGGCAGACTCTCCCTCAGGAGCAATTATAGATACGTCGCTCGTAGTCACACGCACATCTGCCAGCAACTCCTTTACTCTCGGATACCCAGCATTAGGAATTTGGCCGCGCTTCTACGCTATAATTCCGCCATCGTTTGCATCGACAACATCGTGAGTACTGAATCTAACATACAAAAGCAGATCGAAGCGGCCGCTAAGAAGCAGTCGCACTACACCGCTATTGCGCGCCTATCGCAGAAGCGTCTTGTCAAGTGGCGCCGCAAGTGGCGCAGCGCTGCAAAGCGCGTGGAAAAGCTCGCCGAGACAAAGCCTGGCTCGCCGGATCTGGTCGAAACGCAGAAAGCTGAGGCTCGCTTTGGTCGCAAGACTCGCTTCTGGCGCAGCCGCCGCGACTTCTCGCTGCGCCGCCGCGCCTTCTGGAAAGCTGTGCTCGAACGACGCAAGATCAAGCTCGCGCGCTGGATCGAGGTCAACCGTCGAATTGATTGGAACGGCTACCCCGAACTGAGCAATCGAAAGGTCCGCAAAGTCTTGCGTTACGCGCAGCGCAAGCACAATTTTGTAGTCACCAGCACGACGGGCGGCCAGCACGCGCCGACAAGCTGGCACTATCAGGGCAGGGCCGTAGATGGCGTCTGCGCCGATATGGCCGCGTGTCAGATCGATCTTGAGAATCACTTTGGAGCAGAGTACTTCTTGGAGCTGTTCGGCCCAGCATCGCGTTATGTTAAGAACGGCTACGTAATTAACGCGAAGTTCCCTGACCACGACGATCACATTCACTTCGCTGCCTAATGGCCCGCGACGTACAAAAGTATGCGCGCAAGCGCCGCAAGCTCGCGACCTGGCCGGAGGCTAAGCGCGGCCGAACTTTCCGGCGCTTTCGACGCAAGGTTCGCCGGATCGGGCGCACCGTTCCTAATCCTGGGCCGGATCTCTCGATGTGGAATGTCAATGTCAAGTGGGACAAGGTAGCGGCGTACTCGGACTTCGTATTCTTGAAGGCATCCGAAGGCCGCACCTGGGAAGACCCGACTCTGGTCGAGCGCATCTCGGCTGCGCGTGACGGCGCTCAGGGCGAGGGGCTGCTGGTCGGCTACTACCACTTTGCTCGACCGGACAACAACCCGCCGCGCACTGAGGCGCGTCACTTTGTCAACACTGTGCGCGAAGCTGGCGGCTACCTCGGCGAGCAGCGTCGCGGAGTGATGCGCCGCAACGAGCTGCCTGGCGTGCTCGATTACGAGGTCTATCATCCGACCAAGAAGGATCAGCACTGGATCTCCGAATGGGTGGACGAGTATCGCAAGATTACCAAGCACGATCCCATTATTTACGGAGGTCACGTGCTGCGTGAGCGTACCGACAGCGACTTCGATTGCCCGCTCTGGCTGGCGGCGTATGTCAACGAGCTGAGTCCGGCGCTGCTGCCTTCCGGCTGGTGGAAGCCTGGGCCGACTCTGTGGCAGTACACAGACGGTAAGGTGCCGTCTGATCCGGCAGGACCGCCTGAGTGCCCTGGCGTTGGGCCTTGCGATATGAACTTTTATCGCGGAGATCGCCGCAGTCTTCTAAAACTCGCAATCTAGGGGGAGGTGAAAATGAACAAGGTATTTACTGCCGTCCGTAACTTCTACCGCCGCGAGCCTGCAAGGGTCGTCGCTGCTGTGGTTGCTGCGATTGTGTTTGTCGCGCAGTGGCTCGATGTCGGGATTGACTCGAACACTGTGTTCGTCGTTGTCGGCACCGCCCTGGCCGTCCTGTTTGGCGGAGAGGTCGTGCGCCGTGATGTCAAGCCGGTGAAGAAGCCGGTTAAGGCAAAGAAGAAGAAGGCTTAGTACCAAGCCTCCGGCCGAAGGGCAATGGAGCGGCGCGAGTCCGGCGTAACGGTCGTGACTTGCCCCTCCGGCTCTTCTGGCTCGTCCCACAGCGCGTCCTCTGGCTCCTCCTCGTTCGGATCGAGCACCTTGACTCCTGGCGGAGCCTCGTGGACAACGCCCCAGTTCTGAAGCATTTTGGCGGCCACCATATCGTCGTGTAGGCCGCTCGGAGCTGAGAAAGTGTAGCGCCCATTCTTAGTGATCTCGTACTCGTAGTGCTCGAACTCCTCGCGCTCCTCCTCGGTAATGAAGGCGCGGCCGTGTTCTAGGTCCGCCGCCAGGAGCCGCACCATACGCTCCTTCTGATGCCCTGACGCAAAGTTGATCGGGATCACGTCGATCCCACGGTCGTCGAGATGGTCGAACACCACGTCGCCGATGCCGGTCGAGTCGATCACTGCTGTCACGCCCTCGACGTTAGGATCGTTTTGAAGCCCTCGGATAACATCGATGATGTACTCCTCCTGGATCGGCCAAGAGACTTCGTTGTAGCGTTCCAGGATGCAAGGCTCGCGGGTATCCGAGTTGCAGCCGGAGATGACCGTGAAGTCTTCCTTCTTTGCAAGGTCAATGCCGAGAGTGACCCAGCCTTGCGGGGGTACAAGCCCAGCTCTAACGGCCGACCATTCGCGGCCGTCCTGTGCCACGCCTTCGAGCGCGAACATTGACGCGGCGTTCGCAACAAAGTTTGCCAAGTACTCCTGCTCGAACAGGAGCTTAGGCAGCGACGCTTTTGCGTCCTCGACTTCATCGTGATCGATCAACGGGTTGTTGTAGGACGGGAACTGCCAGGACTCGTAAGCAGCGTTGCCGTCCTGGCCTCGATGCCACACTTGATAGAACCAGTTGCGGCCTCGCGGGGTTGAGATAATCAAGGCGCGACCGCCTTTGTCAGAAAGCGTCGGGCGCACGAGCTGAAACCACACATTCGACGGGATCAGCGCGGCCTCGTCCATTACCACAAAGTCCACACCTTCACCGGCCAGCGAGTCCGGCGTACCGGCCGTGTAGAACTCGATCTGCGAGCCGTTGTTGAAGCTCAAGATGCGGTCGTTGGCAGCGTCCGAGGGCGGGTCTTTAGCCAGCAGCATCCTGGGAAGCTGAGTCTTGACCTTGCGATAGCCTCGCCGAACGTTCTTGTCAGAGTTGGCGACCCACCACACCATTTGATTCGGTTTCGAGAGCGCCGCCATAATAACTTCGTGAGCGGCCAGCTCGGTCTTGCCCCATCGGCGGCCTGCGCGCAGCACGCGAAAGCGCGCCTTCGAGTTCATCACATCGACCTGGCCGCCTTCGTGCGGGACAAAGATCGCCTTGCGAAGCTGCGACAGGACGTGGTTCGCCTCTCCAGGCTGAACCTCTAGCAGTGCCTTCCAGGAATCTAGGTCAGTCTTCGTCATCGTCCGCAGACTTCAGCTTGTCCACAGCGGCAGCCAGGGCCGGATCATCGTGGACCGCCATCATCAATTCCTCCATCGCCTTGCCAGCATCGGCGTCCGAGTGGTTGATGTTGAGCGTCGAGCCAGCGAACTCGCGGTGAATCTTCAAGACATTCTCAAGGCTAATCTCCTTGCCGGAGTTCAGCAGCCCCTCAATGCGACGGGTCGTGTGCCGAGTAATCGTGTTGCAGCGGTTGCGAATAATCTCCGAGACGCGCGCCTGGATCTCCGGCCGCTTCTGCCAATCGGCAACGGTGCCGCGATCCTTGACGCCTAGAGCCTTCGCAATCTCAGTCTGACTTACACCATCGGCGGTAAGTTCGGCGAGCTGGTCTTTCAGCTCTGGATATGCGTCGATTCGAGCAACTTTCATAGTGGGTCTGTATATCTTATCACGTCTCCGCTCGGCCGTAGAACCAAGCGAGGATTGACCTGCGCCATATGATGACCGGCCGCGATTACGAGCCTGTCGGCTAGATCGAGCGAGATCGTGTGCGGCTTCTCCGGCGGCGACTGTGGCGGGCTGAGCGCGCGGTACACGGTTCGAGTCGAGGTGTTTGCCCGCTCGGCCAGGCGCTGCACTGCCTCTCCCTCGTCGGGGTCGTCAGGGCGCACTACACGGCGCAGGACTATCGCGATGTCCTCAGCTACTACTTTTGGCTCGGCCAACGCGCTGTTGCAACAAGTAGTAGGTTAGGTGCATCGTCGCGTCGTTAGCGTGGCGGTTTTCGTGCAAGGGGCGGAGGAAGTTTTCCTCAGCGCCTGCCGAGACGGCCGTGTCTTTGATGGCGGCGGGTTGAAGTGTGTACGGGATGCTGGCGGACTGGCAAATGTACTCTAAAGCGCCGATACCGCGAGCGGTGCGGCACTTGTCCCAGCCCAGGTTCTCCAGCTCCCAGGGATAGAGCTGCCAGTCCTCGATCACGACAAACTCCGTACCGGTCAGCCGGTCGAGGAGTTCTTGGTCAGCGACCTCGGCTTCTGTTACACCGAGCGCGCGACCAAGCGCGTGAATGAAGTCCCACAACTCAGAGGTTCCGGCCGTCTCCCACTCAGGGGTTCCGATGGCGTAGCCCAACGACTCGCCTGGATCAACGGCCACAATCTTCATAGGCATAATAATAGCAAAGCCGCCCTGGTGTCAATCAAACCAGGGCGGCTTTGTTAGGAGGTGACAAGAGCATCATAGTAGCGGGCCGCTCGTAAAACTACGGCAGCTTCATTACAAGCTGCTCGAACGGATCGGCTCCGCCTTCATCGAGCTTCGTCTGCTCGTAGTAGTCGATAAGCCGCAAGCGCAACTCTGCTTTCACGTTCTCCAAGACGCCGACCATCGCGTTCAAGGTTTCGAAGCAGATGCCGTTCTGCCGGAGATAGGCTCCAACGTCCTCGGACACGGCCCACGCGACATCGCCAGGCTTCAAGTACTCGTCGGTGGTGTCGAGTTCGTATCCTGGCGGCCGCAGCCTCTTTGCTCGTTCGGGATCGATGTATGGCACTAATCCTCCTTTATGTAGTCGGGAATGTAGTCAGGATCTTTGGCCTGACTCCAACGGTCAACAATCTTCGCCTCGGCTGTGATGGGCACCTTTGAGCTGAGCGCGTCAAAGCCTTCCGTCATAGCCTGCTCG